GTGTCTTTGATTTTTGTTGCAAATTCTGGATATTTTCCTGCAATTGTTCGTATCTTATCAGGGTCTTGGGATGCCATAGCTGCTGAAATTTCTTGCCGCATTAGTGTTTCTTTTCTTTCTGCTTTCTTCTGCGTTTTGACTTTACCAATTGTATCAGCAAGTCCCCTAAGTCCAGGGCCAAAGTCCGTTCCGGGATGAACATAAAAAGGATTTCCATTTGCCATTATGCTGTACCTCCCTTAGGGTAGTGAGGGAATATACCAAGTTTAACGTAATCTACAATCATAAATCCGTGTCTGATCCCAATGCATTCTGGGTCTGTCTTGACAAGTTCATCTGCTAAAACACCTTCAGATTTCCCGTCAAGCCCCATTTTATTTGCTACTATATTCCAGTCCCACGTATACCAGTTGTGGCCGTTCACTTCCCCGATTTTTTCAATGTTCTTTTTAAGTCTCCGATCTGAGAACAGACTCCCAAGCCATCCCATAGCACTGCTAGCCCCACTTTTCAATAGGCCCCCAAGTCCGTCAAATGCACCGCCTTCAGCAGCCATACCTCCAAGCCCCATCAAATTTCCAAATCCTTGCTGTTGCCCTGCTTGCTGTGCTTGTGCTGCTGCAACCTGACCCTGACCTAGCGTTTGACCTATACCAGCAGTCATGCCTGCAATAGCGCTCGTATTGTTTGGCAATCCTGCCATCCCAGTCAAACCTTGTAACTGTTGATTGTAAGATTGAAGTAGTGCCTGGTTTTGCAATTGAGTATTGAAACTATAAAGATTTTCCTGAGTATTCCCAGACCTAAAACCACCAGTCATAGAGGCATTTCTTAAAATGGATTCTTCTCCAGCTTCCTGACCCCCCATGATAGATTGATATAAAGGAGATCCTGTGGCACGATCTATAAGATCCTGCTGATTTCCAGTACCACCTTCAAGTCCGTATATACCACCCAAACCTTTAAGCGCTCCTTCACTAAACTGTCTTGGAAGAGCCTCACGTTCTTTCATGTACTTAAGTGCATCTTGCTGATACATTGCTTGAGTATTAGCGGCATTTTGGGCAGCATCAGAAGCTTCGTCACCACCACCACCAAAAATACTACCTACCAAATCTCCTACAAAACTCATGGTTTCTCCTTTATATAAACAGTAATATCGCCATCAATAATCTTTTTAAATCCGCATTTTTCAAGAAGACGTCCAATTTTAAGTGTAGTTTTTGCAATTATCATTTCACACCAATCAAACATCCAAAATACAAACTCACAAAATTCATTTATGGCACGTTTAATCTTAAAGATTCCTTTTTTATCACTTGCAAAATGACAAGAAGCTCCGTTTCCTTGTCTGCATACTGAAAATAAAATCTTGCAATCAGGTTCAGCCCACCGAAAGTTTAAGTGATTTTCTGAGGTCGGTAACCCTATTAAATCACCAGTATATGGTAAAAATTTCATTATACAATTTCCACGACGTCTAATGAAACAGTTAATTGATCTGCCACACTAGCAATAGCACTTAATAAATCTGCTGCATCGAGTACTTGTCCAACAACTTCAGAACATTCATATGTTTCTCTACTGCCAATTGATTTCAGATTCATAATAAGATTTGTGGCAGCAACAGCTCCACCAGAAGGGACCTTATTAAATGAAATAGTTACAACAGTAGTTGTATCATTTGTAACTGTACATTTTAATACTCTTGCTGCGGTACCAGCTGGGCAAGTGTATAGGGTGGTATCTACCGCCGCTACTTGAGCCATATATGCATTTTTTATTGCTACTGTCATGTTTAATCTCCTTATTGAATGTTAACCAATTAGCACTCCCATAAAAAAACTAGCAGAAGATGTATCTGTTACTGCTGAACCATTTGACTGATAAAAAGTAATGTAGCAAGTGTCAGTGGCATCCATATCTGCTAACACTGACATAGAAATATCCCAAGAAGATGGATTGCTTGAGAATTTTGGAACAAATGCATAATCATAATTACGATTCGTTGTTTTTATCCTCACCTGATAAAAACTGGCAGCAATATCTACATTAAATAATTTTAACAGTAAACTAATTTGATACAAACCTGTAACCGGGGCAGTAAATGTATTACCGGCAAAATTATTTCCGCGGTCATATATTTCAGAATCAAAAGTTATTGTTACCTCAGAATTTATTGCAATATTTTGCTGACTTGCTACTTGTTGAACACTAAAAGCTGGTTGACTTGGGTTAGTCATTTCTCCACTGTCAGAAACAACAATGGTAGATTCCTGGATACCTCTTACACCACCGTCACCACGAATTAACTTATGGTCAGCAAGTGTTGCTGCTGCTAACCCCGCAGTCTCAATGGCTCCCGAGACCTTTGCTACCGGAATTCCATCATCATTTAACCCTGTCATTGATGTAATATTAGTATTTACACCTAAAATCGCATAAAGTCCATCAAAATAAGTTTTAAGAAACGCCTTGACTTGAGTCCATGTCGAAGTAACCAAAGCATCCGCAGCGGCACTATCCCGATATATTACTTTGTCAGCATTAATTGGTGGATTTTTCGTGCCTAAAACACCGAGTGCTTGATCGTCACCTTCAGTATGTTGAGCCAATGTGGCAGCTTCTAGGGCCGTGATCTGCGCTGCAGTTGCAAGGCCTTTCAGGGCAGCGGTACTATCCCGAACATCATCCGTACCATCTGTATGACTCGCAGCGTGTGCTTGCGGTGCGTTAGCTCCAGTAACATCTGCACCGTCAGCTACATTCAAAATTGCTCGTGCCTCGGCAGCTGTCACATTTGTGGCAACACCGGCAGCTTTCTTTGCTAAGAACTGACTTGCAGCCAAGGTCACTTGACCGAATGTACCAACACCTGTACCGACCATCACTTCATCGGCAGCAGTAAACTCTGAATCCTTTATGTATTGTGGGTGATCATCGTCAGCAAGACCAGCCAGCGCTCCATGATCAGCTACACTTCCACCGGTTGCCTTTATATTTGAGCCACGCCAATCAACATAATTATCACCAGCACCAGTACTTATCGTTGTTGCCTTTACATCATTTGCAAAGGCTGGAGCTGTACTTGTTTGAAATATGACTGTACCGATGGGTACAATTTCAGGTAATGGAAGTGTACCGTAGACAAGAGTATTAATTTCAGTCTCGGCTCCTGCACGAGCAAGTGCTTTGGTAGCGTATTGGTTTTGACCCTGAATGGCAATGTACCGGCCCTTACTGTCATAAATATCTGCGGTTATATTGGTAGAAAATACATGACATAACACATAGTACTGATTCGTACATTCGGTCTGAGCGCCAGCGTTATTATATGCAAGCCTACCAGTTCCAACTAAGTCTGATAAAACTGAGAAAGCATTCGGAGCTACACCTTGAGTTTTCCATTTCCAGACAGCACCATCGAGATACCAAATCTCCATGCCGTCACCTACAGCAAGGGCATTAATACTGACTTCAAGATCTTCATCATAAAACTCACCCAATGCTACACTAAACTGAGCATCGATATTATGGTCACCATCATCATCGATAGTGAAGTCAGCCAACGCCGAACCTTCTTTATATACAGCACCAATGTTATCGTGAATCCAATGGTGCGTTCCAGGTGACATGTTATAGCCGTGAAATTCAAAGATCAATCGACCATCTGCACCATCCCACATAATGAAAGCAACTATACACTCATTAACAATAATGCTGTCAATCTGCTTCTCGCTTGGGTTCGCAAGAGATGTTATAGAACCTTCACCATTGATATAGACAGCATGTATTCCTACTACATCAGTAATGGTTGCAACCAACGCACCGAGTTCAGTATACATTACGCCGTCATGGAAATACCTAAAAGATGCTCCAACCGAATCGAGTGTAACTGTCCGTGGCCCTGCATCTGACCACACAAGGGATAGTTCACTTTTATCAACGAAACCATTTTGTAACCATTGATTACGAAGGACGTATTGAAGGTGATCATCATTGCCTAAACCAGAAAGGTTACCGTGATCTGGATTAACATCGTATAACCCCATTATGATCTTCCGTTCCAGACTCTCCAAGTCAAATGGGGTAGAGGATGGTTCACTATAAATTCGTTTAAGAACATCCTCAATTATCTTATTGTATGTAATAGGAAATTCCGAAACTAATAACTTCTGCTCCAACTCATTAATACGTGATTCGAAATTCTTACTTGCCGGTATCGTATAAATTTGTTTATCAAGATCCTTATCTATAATACCATCAAGTGTAATAGAAATCATGATAAGGTTATCTAAGATATTTAAATAGTCTTCTACGAGAGCATCTGGCCACTCAGTAAGAGATTTAAGGTCAATAGCACTCAATACCAGTCCTCTGAGACGTTCTATGGTTGTTAAATCAGTCATGTGCTAACCTCATAAGGGCAAACGCCATTCTTGATTTAGAAACTCCTCGAAATCTGAATCCCATCCAATTATTACAAATTCCAAGTCGTCTTAGAATAAAATTCTGACCATATTTAAGAGGCGCGCCATACTGCATCCAATGTTCTGCACCATAGGTTACGCCATTATATGTTATTGAAAGGGCTACCGTTGCATCAAGAGTCGTGGTATGTCCAGGAATGGTTTCTATCCTTATTGCATCAATGGACACTCCTTCAAGATTAACAAGTGGAGTGTATAATAGCCATTCAGCGATAGCATCATATTGAGTACTAACGTCATTATCTAAAAGTCCAATATTAGAACCAAGTCTGTCACCATAAACCCATTTTCCAGTCCGAGCATCTAATATGCCATTGATTCCCCGGTAAACTGCATCTCCTGTGCCAGTTTTTAATAAGCTCCATGCAACTTCTTTTCCAAATTCTGCAGCAATAGATTCATTAAAACAAAGTGTTTCTTCAGGAAGATGCACCAATACAAGTGTGGTATTATTTTCAGTTCTGCTCTCCATCCGCATGTCTGAAAGTTCAGGTTCAGAATATTTAGCTAAAATCTTGTCAATTTCACGGGTAGAAACTTTTGCAGCACTGCCAATACTGATAATATAAATTGATACAGTACTATCCCGATAGCCGCCAGTAATATAAAACTTTCCACCCGATTCGCATTTAGCATGAGTAGCTACTATTCCGATCTTTTGTGATCTTGTTACCACTCGTTGAAATGCAAAATTTGCGGTTGCTACATTAGCAAAATATCCAAGAGAATACCGCCCAAACACCATAACTTTGTTGTCTTGAGTTTTAGCCAATCCAAGAGATGGATCTGGCATAAATTCTTCTGTTGCAAATTTTAATGGATCAATAGATGTTTCATCAGTAAGTTCAGTATGAAACAAATATTCTCCATCTGTCATAAAATAATAATTATCAATCCAGACCCCATCAATAGGATTTCCGAGGTCTGCGTCAGCTACTTGTTGGAACCCACCATCAGGACTATGAAGATAAAAATTCCCATTTGCTATAATTCCCTGAGTATTGAAACTGTACAGATCGATAAGTCGTGCCTGTGAGGCGCCAGGAATAGTTCCCAGTACTGCAACTGTACCGTCTGTAGCCACCGAGATGAGTTTAGTTCCTGATACCCGGTAGTGATTTTTAAGTCGCTCATTGTAAGTTCCACCTCGGTCAATGCCTTGGCCAGTCGCAAAAGTTGTAAGGCCGGGATACCCAATCATGTATCCTTTTGCACCTAGGATGTCCTTTTTGACAGCATACATATTAACTGGAAGGGCATCCCGGTAATCGGTTTCGATCCCGACCTTATCACCCTTTATTAATGTAATTGGTGTTATTGGCATTTTAAACCTTTAAGATATATCTGATGCAAGAATCTTAAAATTAATGATTCTAGTTTCAATTCTGCCATCTGTAGTTGTTGCAACAATCTTCACATTTAGGTAAGGTATACCAGAACCATCAGAATTCCCATCAGCAGTAACATTATACGTAATATTAGGAGTTGCAAGAGAATCTGAATTTATTGTTAAACCAGTATTAGCTTCAATAGTATATGAATCAATATCCTCACCAGTTTCTAAGATAGAGCCAAAGTGTTCTATGAAGGTTCTCACATCATCAATATACATTATGTTAGTGAGACTAGAGTCCGGAGCTTTATCTTCAGCCGCAAAAAATTTCCCCCATCTTCCTTTTGGCATTCTATTTGGGTACGGAACAGGACTTACTCTAGCAGTTGCTGATGACAAAAAAGAAAAACCAGCAGAACCTTGTCTTACCAAAGAAACATCTGGTTTCATTCCTTTGCCAAAATCAGGCATTAACCTTACTGCAAGCATCATATCAAATGAATGCCAGAATTTTCTTTCCATGTTATGAGGAGTGTTAAGATCAGGTTCATCTTCAAAATAATAATTTGTGTAGATGTTTCTTCCGACTAACTCAGCAGCCATACTTTCTAGCTTATTTAAAGCTAATACAAGCTCATCGGGTCCTGGTTCCACGGTTAGACCTGAAATTCTTAGAGCTGAAAAAGCCCTATTTAGAATGTCTCCTTTGGTATTGTCAGCCATGATTATTCCTTATCTTGGTTAGCAAGAAGTTCAGCTTTTTTGGCTTTTAATTCCTTAATTATTTTGGCTTTACTGTCTTCAGTTTCAACCTTGGCTTTTTTGTCCTCAACCTTGGCTTTTTTGTCCTCAACTTTAACCTTGGTTTCAGCCTCAACTTTAACCTCAGCCTTTTTCTTCTCATTCAGTTCAACTTCTTCTGGTGTTCTGAACCAACCATCTTCCAAAAGGTGCTCATACGAAAATGGATTGCATATCTGTATCTGGCACCGGATGCCTTCTGGACTTCGATATGTGTTTCCTGATTTATAAAGTACGATCATTTTATTACCTCTTTTAATGAGAGGGCCCGAAAGCCCTCCCATAGGTTAATTGTTGAGTTTAAAGTTTAAAGTTTTATGCGCCGTCTGCATCAACTAAAGTTCCATCACCACCATAACAACCAGCGACACCAACTTCATCACAAGCAGCAGGAATTTCTACTTTACCAGAAGATTTAGCAAGAACAGCGGTTGAACCGCCGTTGAATGTGCAATTAGAAATCATACCAGTAGCACCATCCACTACCGTAATAAATTTAGTAGCTTGGTCAAAATTGCAATGATCTATGTTGAAGTCTTTTGAGTTTTCAACAGAAACGTGCAATGTAACTGATGCGCCATTGTTTGACTTGAAATTACAATATTCAATGGTGTGCCCGTTGTTTGGAAGCGTGTTGCAATCAAGGTTGATAGCAAGTGCATTAGTACCTAAATGGAAGGTGCATCGACTTATTGTAGTTGCGTACCCACCATAAACACTGATTCCACCATAAGTAGCAGAACAGTTTTTGAAGTAACAATTTGTAATCGTTGCTCCGACTGAACCTGCGAGTGTAGCATATCCGGCAACACCAGTAAGATAAACACCATAAGTTCCACTATTTCTCGTGCAGTTAAACTGTAATCCATCAATACGAACGCCCGAAGCATTGACTGTCAATAACGCTGTTGCTGTTGCGTTTTTAATCTTCGGGCCAAAGAACGGTATACCTGGACCGCTTGGACCTAAACCAAATAACTGCAAACCGTGTTTTGCGTATGGGATAGTTAAATCTTCTACATATGTTCCCGGTTCGGAAGCATCAGCATCAGGGGCTTTTGGTCTAATAAAAATGGCATCTTGCGTACTCGCAATATCAATAGCCCTTTGTATTGTCGCAAACGGGTCATTAACGTCTCCATCCCCATTGTCCCTACCAAAATCTCCATCAACAACATAGATATCTTTACCAAGCATAGCTATGTTGTTAAGTCTCGCAAGTTGAATTTCACTTCTTGAAACATCTAATCCTGTGTGGAAAAAATCTCGTTTTCGTGCCATGATATTTATCTCCTCTGTTCAGGGTGGGGTGTTACCCCCACCGAGTAAGATTGTTAAATTTGTAACAGTCACAGATTCATCGCCAAACAAATTCCACAAATGCACTCTACCGGCTTTGCCCTCATTCAAATCAACAAAACCACAAGAAAGTACTAATTGTACCTGAGCTTTCTTTGGATTGGTTAAAGCCGCGAACTCCGCAATATCAAATGCTTCTAATACTATGGGAGAGTAAAACACATTTGGAGCTAGTGATACTCTCCACCGAATATACTCACCTGTTAAGTTACAATGAGCGCAAACAGCGGTATCTGACCCACAAAACTTACAATTTTCTATAATTTTTAACATGGTTTACTCCTTAGTTACACATAGTTTCATCAACAGGAGTTCCGGAACCAGGACCTGTACCGACAACATTACCCATAACATTTTGAGTAACAAAACCACTGATACAGTCAGACTGGGCAGATATGTTGTTCCAGTA